CACTACTGCTGCGGTGACTGTGACAACTGTATGCTGGACGAGCTGATGGACGAGGACGAAGAGGAAGCTACAGCGATCGAAATGGCTCGTGACGAGAACGGTTTAAGAGACTGGGAGAGAAAGTTACCATGAGTAACTTTTCAGTGTTTTGCAGTCTAATAAGTGGTAGTCTATATCATGGAAGAAGAAGGTAAAGGTGATATGGGCAGGTCAAACAGATGGCGCAAGATCAGGCGCCTCGCATGGGACAGAGACAGGAAGAGCAGAGCAGTGTGCCATATATGTGGGCAACCTATAGATTACACAGCCAAACCATCAACTGAACCATACTCGTGGGAGCCTGACCATGTGTTGCCTGTATCAAAGTATCCGGAGCTGGAGCTGGATCTGAATAATATTAAGCCATCCCACATGCAATGCAACAGAGCGCGAGGGGACAACTCTTTAAGCAGTACTGAAATAGGTATGCAGTCGCGCATTTGGTAAAGCTAAGGGGGAGGGGCTGCAGAATCTTTGCGGAAGGTGAAAATTTTCCATAGTACCGGCCGCAGTAAATTCTCCCTCCGAAAGAAAAAATGTTTTTTTGAATCTACGATAAAAGCATAAATAAGAAAGAAAGGAAGCGTGATAAGTGTCGCGCTTTTTTATTGCTATGAAAAAGAAGAACTTTAAGGACACGCCGGAAACTCTTAAGAAGGCCATCCTTGAGATGCAAGAAAAGATTATACGCGAGGAAGGCCGGCTTATAACTGAGCCTTTAATGTTAGAAGTAGAAAAAGGAGACGGTAACACGGTCAATAGGGCCAATCCATATGTGCAGGAGTACAGAGCTCTTGTTAAAGATTATGGTGCGGCTTTAAGAACGTATAACGAGTTATACGGCAGCGAAGAAGCTGAACCAGACGACAAGCTTGCTGATATAAGGTCAAAGCTGAAGGTGATAGCATGAAGGGCTGCACAAAGCCGCGTCTATATACAGAACCGTTAAGGGAGCTTACTAAAGACACATCGCTTGGTTTTGCTGCATGTGAATACGCAAGGGAGGTGCTTGGTAAGCATTTATACCCGTGGCAGGAATGGGCGCTCAAGCACATGTTAGAGATAACAGGGAGTCTTGATGGCGAATGGCGGTTCCGGTTCAGGACAATACTCATAATGGTGTCTAGGCAGAACGGCAAGACGGTACTTAGCGAGGTGCTTGCGTCGTTCTTTTTAAACGCGCTATGTGTGGACAGCATATTTGGCACTTCTTTATCGCTTGATAAAGCGGAAGAGGTATGGGAGGCTGTCATAAATGATCAGGAGAGCATTCCTGGACTTGCCGCAGATATAGATAGAGTATCACGTACCAACGGGAATAAACGCTTAATACTCACTGGATTAAGACAGTATAAGGTCGGAGCACCTACAAGGCGAGCCGGGCGAGGCGATAGTAACGACCTGGTCATGCTTGATGAGATAAGGGAACAGCGCGATTGGGAGACATGGTCTGCATCTGTGGCATCTACCAACGCAAAGCCTAATGGTCTTGTCATATGCTTCAGCAATGCTGGGGATCCTGACTCTGTCGTGCTCAGGCAGATACGCGAGCAGGCTTTAACCGGTATAAATGATGATCCAATTCCTGACTTGGGTGGCGATATTGATGGGTCCACGCTTGGGTTGTTCGAGTGGTCCGCTCCAGATGGTTCTGATCCAAAAGATGAAGAGGCCATAATGCAGGCTAATCCTGCTTTGGGGTATGGCAATCTTACTATGAGGGCTATTGAATCGAACAGGCAGACGTTTCCTGATGCAAAGTTCCGGTCAGAGTGTATGTGTCAGCAAGTGGAGACCATACTTCCACAGCCGTTTCCGGATGGAGCCTGGAATGGCGGTGTAGATGAGGGTAGTTCGATAGCCCCGGAGTCAGATATCGTATATGGCATTGATATGTCACAGGACCGCAGATGGGTAGCGATTGGTGCCTGTGGCTTAAGAGAAGATGGGAATTATCATATAGAGGTAGTCGCGCGGAGAGTTGGCTCTGAGTGGGCGATAGATTGGTTCAGACAGCGTTGCAGGCGTCAGCCGATGAAGCTTGCTTTCCAATCGCGTGGAGCACCGGTCTCCGGTCTTGCGGAACAGATCTGCACTCTTGATGGTATAGAAAGATGCGCGGTAGAAGGCGGCGCTCTTACTGCCGGATGGGGGCGCTTCTGGGATGGTATCGCAGCGTGTGCTCCGGACAGAGGCGGCACAAGGATATATCATCTGCCGCAGCCGGTGCTTGATACCCCAGCGAAGACATGCCAAGTAAAGAGTTTAGGCGGTGGCGCTGAGGTGCCGGATAGAATGAAGAGCCCCGATGATCCCGCGCCGCTCATAGCGTGTTATGTGGCATTTACGGCACTGACCATTACGGCGGCAGAGAAAAAGAAAACTATTTACAGCTCAGCTTATGCACAAGGCGCTGGGCTCGCACTTATATAACAGGAGAGATTTATTATGGGAGCTTTTGAAAAGCTACGGAGCCTATTTGGTACAACCTACAATGTAACAATTACACCTGAAATGATTCCGCATGTTGAAGGGATGGGCGCTCGTCAGCTGTATGCTACACAGGCCAACTTACACGCAGTGGTATCCTTCTTAGCTGACTCCATCGCACAGTTGCCGCTTAAGGTTTATACGAGAGATGGCGAGGTGGACAGGCACAGGGACCGTGACAGTGCGGCGGCACGCCTTTTATGGCGTCCTAATCCTGATCAGACTTCTTATGAGCTGGTCAACAGCATGGCCACAGAACTGCTCCTGATGGGAGTCGTGGCACTGTGGGTGATGCCTGATGCGGACAGTGATTCCGGGTACCAGATCAGAGTCATTCCGAGAGAGTGGATGGTCAACCAGGAATCATCAACGAACTATGCGCCTGACGTTCTTGTTGTGGCGACTAATGCTGGCAAAAACGTGAGGATCCCGCGTGATGAGTTCGTGCTGTTCAGAATGTACAACCCGGGGAATCCGGGAGGGTATCAGTCACCAATAGCGGCATTAAAACAGACGCTTACAGAGCAGGTACAGGCAGACAAGTTCCGTACAGAGGTATGGTCAAGCGCTGGAAGGTTTAACTCATATGTGACACGGCCTAAAGATGTGCAGCCGTGGGATGATGAACAGCGCAAGAGGTTCATTACAGCGTTCAGACAGGCATGGGGGCGCGGCGGTGAAAATGCCGGCGGTATGCCACTGCTTGAAGATGGTATGGAGATCAAGCCATATCAGTTCAACGCAAAAGAGGCACAGTACGCTGAGACAAAGCAGTTAAGCCGTGAGGATGTGGCTGCAGCATATCATGTTAATCCATCATTGATCTGGCACACAACAACGCAGACATATGCGAGTGCAAAAGATAACGCTCGGGCGTTATATGCGGATTGCTTGGGGCCGTTCATCCAGTTGATACAGCAGAGAATTAACAGCTTCCTGTTACCAATGATCGGGATGGGCCCAGAGACCTATGTGGAGTTCGATCTTTCAGAGAAGCTCAAGGGTTCATTTGAAGAACGTGCGGCGATACTTCAGTCGGCTGTTGGTGGTCCTTATATGACGAGGAACGAGGCGAGAGCAGACAACAATCTACCACCAGTAGATGGTGGAGATGAGTTGATAGTTCCGCTCAATCTTGGAGAGGGCACACAGACAGAGCCCGAATCTGAAGCTGAACCTATAAAGAGCTGTGAATGTTGCAAGAAGAGCGAGCCGTTAAGGCTTAAGGCAAAAGCGACAGAAGCAGAAGAAAAAGACATGGCTGAGATCCTGAAGAAGTTTTTTAAGCGTCAGGCGGGGAGCGTGCTTCCAAAGATAGGAGCTGGCTCAGACTGGTGGGACTCAGACCGATGGGATGGTGAACTTGCTGACGATATAGAGCCTTTGATGGACAGCATTGCAGATGTACACGGCAAGGAGACGGCGAAGAACTTGGGCAGTGAATATAATACCGAGCAGACACGCGCATGGCTCAGGAAGTGTGCAGAAGGTCGAGCGAGCGCCATTAACAAGTCCACCAAGAAAAAGCTGGACGATGCTGAGGAAGACTCCTACTCGCATGTGTTTGATGTAAGAGAGTCAGACGCAGATAAGATAGGCGGTAAGCTTGCGCGTGATATAGCAGGATGGGCAATGGTAAGCGAGGCTGTATCTCAGGCACGTCAGCAAGGAGTCACTACAAAAGTACAGAAGCGCTGGGTCACAGGTGCTAATCCGAGGCCTGAGCATGAGATGATGAATGGCGAGACAGTGGATATTGATGAGCCGTTCTCTAATGGCTGCGAGTGGCCGGGAGATGACAATGGAGATCCTGACACTACTTGCGGATGCAACTGCAGCACTGAAGTTATCATTAACTTTTAGGAGGTAATCATGGATCATTTAATAAAAGGCTTTGAAGCCAAGTCAGATAATGGAACGATCAGCGGATACTTCTCAACGTATGACAGAGAGCCTGACAGCTATGGCGATGTAATAGCTGAAGGAGCTTTTACCGACACGATCAAGGCAAGAGAAGATTCAGGACATCCGTTCCCGCTTTGCTGGAACCACGATCTTGATCAAATCATCGGCAAGGTAGACAAAATAGAAGATACAGAAAAGGGCCCGCTTATGACAGCGAGCTTTTTTGATACACCACTTGCTCAGGAGAAGAGAGCCATTGTACAGAGCGGGGTGGTATTCCAGTTCAGTTTTGCATATGACGTTGTAAAGGCTGCTAACGTGACGCTCGAAGATGGAAGGAAGGCACAGGAACTTCAGAAAGTCGATTTGTTTGAAGTATCTATCGTGCCTATCCCTGCAAACCAGAACGCTGTTGTAACAGAGATAAAGAGCGAAGAGCATTCAGACACATGTGATGGCAATACTGAAGTGAAGTCAGGCAGACGCAACAGGAAGTCTGACGAAGATACGATTAAACAGATCATAGCGCTTGCTCAGTCTTTGATTGACGAGCCTAATGATATAGAGCCCGAAGACGGAGAGGACGAAGCCGAAGCCAACGGGGCGCCGGAGGAGCAGAAGCAGAGCAATCCGAAAAAGGACGCATTACTAAACATTATCAGCAAACTAAACGAGGAGGTTTAGATATGACCTTAAAAGAACAGCTCGCTGAGAAAAAGGCGGCTCTGAAGGCGCTTGAGGATGATATCAAGGCCGAGAACGAGGATGCCATTGCTCAGGGAGAGGAGATAGCAGGAGCTATCGCAGAAATCGAGAAAACTATTGAATCGGCTGAGAAGGCAAATGAACTTCTTTCTCAGATCGGAAAAGACGACGAACCGGAGGAAAACGGAATGGAAAACAATGAGGGCCTGAAGGCCATGAATCTTGACACTCTTAAGGGAGCAAGAGGATCAGTTAGCACTTACATCAAGGCAGCTACAGACAATGAGGTAACAACACCTATCATCAGCACTGACAACAAAGTGGTCGATGTTATGCCGCAGCTCGGAGTAAGAGGTCTGTTCGGTGCAGAGACAATCAGCGGAAACGCTCTCACTTACTATGTACTGGGCACTACAGAGGGCACTATTGGTGCAACAACAGCTGAGGGAGCCGAGAAAGATCAGATCCATGTTCCTTACACAGCAAAGACATCAGCACTCAACAAGACAGCTGCTTATCTGAAGGAAACAGACGAGCTCCTGAGTGACGCTGCATTTCTTGAGAGCGCTATCAGGAACAGAGGCGTGTTCGAGTTCAACAAGGCGGTCGAGGGTTATCTCGTAAGCACACTTATCGCAACAAGCGGAGTTCAGACTGGTGGAACAGCTATCAACTTTGATGAGATCCTCAAAGCAAAGCAGGATATCTTTGCTGACACAGGCTATGCACCAGACGCACTGCTCATCAACCCTGCAGACTGGGCTACACTGCTCATCACAAAGGACGGCGGCACAACAGGTCAGTATCTCGTAGGTGGACCTGCTTATGCCCCTTATGGAAACGGCAACTACAATGCTAATCCAAAGATCTGGGGTCTGAATGTTGTTGAATCAGCTGCAGTTCCTCAGGGCAAGGCAGTTATCGGAGCCTTCAAGGCGGCTGCTTCTGTTGTTACAAAGGCGGGCGAAGGGCTCAGAGTTGAAGTGTCCAACAGCGATCAGGATGACTTCATCAACAACAGAGTTACAGTCAGAATCGAGGAGAGACTCCTTGAGGCTGTAAGAGTACCTGCAGCGTTCGAAATTATCGGACAGTAAGTTAATGGGGAGGGCGGCCACAACGGCCGCTCTCTTGTTTTGAAAGGCGGTAAACACATGCTAAAGAAGTATAAGATGCCTAACGGACGCACATATCAGTTTGAAGAATCAGAGGCGCCTGCTAATGCAGTACTGGTTGATGAGAAGAAAGCTGATAAGGCGAATAAAGCGAAAAAGGCATCCAACAAAGCGAAAAAGGCGGCGGTAAAATGAGTCTTTTAACCACATGGGGCTATACGGTCGAGGACGCGAGCGAGTTGGGTGACATGCTGTCGCTTCAGGAGTTCGATGAACTAACAGCTGGCAAGTACGGCGAGGATGAACGTATAGAGCCTGACATCAAAGCGGCATCGTCCGCTATAAGGAACTACTGCGGCTGGCATGTTTATCCGTCATATGTTTGCGAGCTCGACACCACTTTCTTTGACAGACGAGTCACGCGGATAAGCAATAATGTGCTCATTCAGTTGCCGGCTAAGTATGTGCCATCGGTGTTGTCAGTAATGATCGGCGGCGAGACCTGTAACAAGTTTGTACTTGATACAAATGGTCTGCTTAAGGTTTATGACGTTTGTGCTGATTATGAGTACACGGCCGTGAACGTAAGATATGCTGCGGGACTTCCAGAAGGCATGATGGACGGCATAAAAGAGCTGATCGCTCACAGAGTGACGCACGCACTTGCTTCCTCAGCCGGGATCCAGTCTGAAACAGCAGGCGGCGTATCAATTACTTATTCAGCGAACTGGACTAATTCAGCGAGAGCAACGGCCCTTGCGGATGACAACAAGGAAGTGCTTGCGCCTTATAAAGTGCAGGGGGTGTTTTAAATGTTGCCATCATGGTTCAGACAAACAGTAACGCGTATCCGTCCCGGCACAATGACGTCAAGGGGATCCGTAATACCGGACTGGTCAAATACAGACACGCTCGACATAGATGGATGCTCAGTACAGCCTTCTGCAACTACACTGTCGCAGGATGGGCGTGTACTTGGCATTTCTGAGAGCATGACACTGTACATGCCAGCGGCAGCGGATGTCCAAGAGGGCGACAGGATAGTGTATGACGGGAACACATTTGTTGTCTCCGGTGTTGCCCGTTCCTGGATGTCAGCGTCAGGTGCTCTTGATAATAAGCAAGCAACACTTGAAAGGTGGGACGGATAATGTCGCAGATGGAAATAGAGTTTATCTCTGATGGTTTTAAGGAGATCCTAAACTCTGACGGCACAAAACAGCTCGTGGACTCACTTGCTCAGGAAATTCAGATGAGAGCGAACAGCAATGTAGCAGGAGAGCATACAGACGGCTATAAGGTCACAACGATGCACAGTAATAAGGGCGATGGCAGATGGGTGTCCTTTGTACAGGCTGCGGATTATATTGCAGCCGAAAAGGAAGCCGAATACAAAGCCCTCACTAAGGCGGTGAAGTAATGGAAGTAGTAATTAGTAAAAGTAAAGACGTGGAAGAGCTGATCAGAAGTATCTTAGCTAAGGCTTTCACGGCATACTGTCCGCCGCTTCCAGCTGAGTACACAACACCATGTCTGCTCGTTCAAAGCGTTGGTGGAAGTTCAGACGCTTCATCATGCGGTGTTGCAAAGGTTGACCATTATACCGTTGTTATTGATTCGAGGGCTGAAACGGAAGCGGACGCTCTTGATTGTCTGCAGGAGGCTGTTGCACTTCTTGAATCAAAGAGCGGGACAGAATTATCACATGTTGCAGTCAACTCTTTATATTCGTGGGGTAGCGATCCTGTGAGGCCTGACCTTGCGATGTGCTCTGCAACAATAATAGTTACTACTCACAGGGATGAAGTTACTTTAAATGTGGAGGAATAACAAATGGCTACACATGATACTAAACTTGGAATGGGAATGGCGAGCGGCATGTTCTATCATGCTCCAGCCGGGACGGCTTTGCCGGTATATCCGACGGAATCGCTTGACGCGGCTTGGAAGAAAGTCGGTGATGTAACGTCAGACGGCATCACTATGGCTTTTGATAAGTCCACAACAAATCTCAGAAACTGGGCTAACGCTATCAAGCGTGTAATCCTTACAGAGCATGTTGAGACGATACAGGCTCCTATTATGGATACAACTCAGGAAGTTCTTGAGACAATACTTGGGGAAGGCTCAACTACTGTTACAGCGGCGACACCAACACACGGCGCTATTGTTACAGCATCTCTCACACAGAGCGAGCTCCCGCCTGAAGAGGCTTTTCTCTTCCTCATGAAGGACGATGACGATGCTATTGCAATCGGTTGTGAGAAAGGCCAGATCACGTCAATGGAGTCCGTCTCATTTGCACCGGGCTCAGCCATCACATGGACGCCGACTATCACTGGGATTGATGATGGTTGGCAGATCATCACGGATGACGGACAGACTGTATAAGACACGAGGTGATAAGAATGAAGAATGAATACAAACTGACTCACCACGAGGCTTTTAAGTTTGTGGGTGACAAAGGCACTTATGAGATTCCACCTGTTGATAAATTAGAATACGATACATGGAGTGGTATAGCTATGATGTTCGATGGCAGAAAAACGGACGTCAAAAAGATGCTGGACAATTATAAAGCGTTTTTCCTTAATGTATGTCCGGATCTTGCAGCAGAGGACATTGGGGACAATCAGTGGCTCCAGTTTGGGAATGCGTATTTTAAAGCAATGGGGGAACAGTAGGCCTTGCCGCTTATGTGACCAAGCATAGCGAGGCTGTAAATTACGATCTATTGACTCTAACGGGTCACGAACTAAAGGACGTAGGCGCTTCTCTTTCATGGGAGGCGCTTGCGGCTTTTTTGCATAATGAGGCAACAGGCTCTGCACTGATTAGAGAGGTTGACCCCGAATATCACTTGTGGAGTACGTCTTTAAAGACCAACGGAATACTCGCCGATATATACGATAAGCTTGCTCAGATAGAGTCCATACTTGTGGCGATAGGTACGGGGCAGAAGTCAAAACCGATCAAGCCGTATCCGCGCCCAGGAATGGAAGAAGAAAAAGGAAGCACACGCCGTATCGGCAGGGGCGCTATGCCTGCTGCCAAATTAGAAGAGTGGTTCAGAAAGAAACGGGAAGAGAGAAAAAAGAAATGTCAGGAATGATTGAAGTCGCAAAAGCGACTGTAACAATTATACCTAATATGCAAGGTGCTCAGCAGGCTATAACAAATGGTCTTACGGGGATGAGCAACGCTGCAGGCAGCCAGGCTGGTAATTTAGCTGGTGCCAAGTTTATGGGTGGTATGGGCGCTAAACTAAGCAGCATGGGCAGCCTCATGGCAAAGCTTCTTCCTGCAGCTGCTGTTGCGGCAGCGGGCGCGGCGTTGTTTAAAGTCGGCGAAGAGTTTGACGAGATGACTGATACCATCATAGTTGGTACTGGTGCAAGCGGGCAGGCGCTTGAGGGTCTAAGACAATCCGCGATGGACATAGCCACAACAGTGCCTGTGTCATTCGGTGAGGCAGGAGACCTTGTTCAGGATCTGAATACCCGTCTTGGTTTGACCGGTGACACTTTGACAGAAGTCGGCACTCAGATAGCTCAAGTAGGAGAAATGACCGGCGAGTCATTTGATACTGAAAGTTTTGCCGGAGCCATGTCCGTATGGGGCACTGCTGCAGAAGATATGAGCGGTCAGCTCGACACATTGTTCGCTGTCAGCCAATCTACTGGCATAGGCATGAACGAACTTACTGGAATAACTGAAAGCGCAGGGCCTTCAATGCAGGCACTTGGTTATTCGTTTGAAGAAACTGCGGCTATGGCAGGACTGCTTGATAAGGCAGGTCTTGATGCTAATGGCACCATGTCCAAGATGTCAAAAGCGCTTACCACTCTTGCTAAAGATGGTGAAGAACCTGCGGAGGCGATGACAAGAGTTACCGAGGAAATCGGTAATTATATCGAACAGGGTGATGAGGCTGCAGCAATAAGCGCGGCGTCAGAGCTGTTTGGTACCAGAGGCGCGACTCAGTTTGTTGCAGCGGTTCAGTCTGGTTCAATGTCAGTTGAAGAATTTGCAGAGAGCATGTCTAACTCTGATGGAATAATCGGAGAAACGCAAGAAAAAACGATGGATTTCAGCGAACATGTTGAACTTCTAAAGAATCAATTCAAAGCATTACTTGAACCTATGGGGTCTGCAGTTTTCGCTGGGCTGAGCTCAGTAATGGGAGTGTTGTCTAATCAGTTTGGAAAGTTTGTGTCCGGCCCTGGCAAACGTATAGGTGCCGTGTTCAAACAGATAACAAGTTTTGCAAAGAGCTTAGGCAAACAGATAGCAGCCGCATTCAAAGATACTGCAGGGATTAAATCGTTTGGGTCCGCGACCAAAAGCGTTGGCGGTGCAGTCAAATCGCTTTTATCAGCATTAAGGCCGGTGTTCAACGTTATGAGATCACTTCTAAAGACAGTGCTTCCACCGCTTGCGCGTATAGTAGGCATTGTGCTGGGTAATGCGTTTAAGACACTAAAAGGTGCTATTGAAGTAGCAACAGTAGCAGTGAACAAGATAAAGAGCGTGATCAATTCAGTAAAATCGGCATTTAATTCATTCAAGAGCGCTATCACAGCACCGTTTAGATTTTTATCAGGTCTTAAGATCCCACGCATCTCAGTATCAGGTGGTACGCCGCCATTCGGTATTGGCGGACTTGGAACAAAGCCAAGCATAAAGGTAACATGGGCCGCTAAGGGCGGAGTTATCAATGGGCCACTTATCGGAGCTGGCGAGGCTGGTAAGGAGGCATTGCTCCCGCTTGAGCGTGACACTTCATGGGCTGATATCGTAGCTAAAAAGGTAAACGCCGGGAACACATTCAACGTGACTATGAACGTGAACGGAGCTGAGGACCCGGAGCAGTGGGCAGACAGGTTCATGTCGAGACTTCAGATGGAAGCGAGGATGGCGTAAATGGCGAAGAATCCAAAGGTAAAAGCGATAACCCGAAAGGGCAACAAGTTCACGTTCTCTTGGGACCAGCAGGAGAGCAACATCACTGACCAGCAGGCGCACTACTCGCTCAACTATGAGGTCATCAAGGGCTCGAACATACAAGGGTACATCAATGGCAAGCAGACAGACCTCAGCGTTGGTAAGTCCACGAAGCAGAAGACGGTCACGATAGACCTCTCGGCATACAACG